GATTGCCTAGCACCGGCGCGGTGAAATTTGCCCACATTGCGGGTTGCGTTTCCCGGAGCGGCTTGCGGACGAACGTCGCGCCATTTCCGATGACAAAATCATAGGGCGGTGTGCCGTATGTTTCAAACGCGTATTGGCCCGCGCCCGCGTTCGGCAGGTCTTTGCGAACCCAAGTCAGTTTCCCACCGCCGACAGCGGAGGAAACAACTTCCTTTGGCGTCCGTTTGCGATGGAAGATATTGAACATGTTACGGCGACAATCCCAAATTCATATTGAGCCCGCCGAGCGATCCGAGAATGTTTCCACTGGGTCCGTTGACGTTCGGCGTTGCGGCGTTGCCGGTGATCGGTCCAGTGGCGGCTGACAGCACGTTTGAGAATGCCGATCCGGTCGCGCCAATGACTTGTGACGTGTTCGCCTTTTGCGACACAAGTACGGCGACGATGGCGACACCGATGACGCCCGCCGCGATGGTGACAAGCGGTTCAAGGATATTGTTCATTGCGATGTGCTCCCAAAGCCGAACCATTTCAGAACGTTGTCGGTTGTCCCTCCGGGCACCACTTTCGGGTCGATGGTACCAAGCGGGCCAAGATCGAGCAAGGGCGAGCCGGTCGAATTCGCCGGGGCGGACGTGGCGGGCTGCGGGGCGACCGGCCCGGCTTTCAACGCCGCTTGAAACTGCGCGAAAAATCCCTTGTGGGACAGGAAGATTGACAGCAAAATCAGCGCCATAAGCCAACGCGAAATCACTTGCAAGGATTGGATATATCCGAGCGCACCGATTGTTCCGATGGCGAGCAGCCAATATGTGAAGTTATTTTGTCCCTGAAATTCGCTGGCGATTTGCCGCCCGAATTGCGCATAGGTTCCGCGTGCCCCTGTTATGACCATCAACAGCCCGACGATCAGCAAGGCGAAACCCATTTAGAGCAATCCTGTTATCGCCCCGTTGATGATTGTCGAGGTTACAGCGGATGACGTTGTGTTGCTGGCGTTTGTATTACCCGGCGCACTTCCCGCAGGCGCTAAAAGCAGCAATCCGGCATAAATCGGCAACTCGCCCTTGAGCGTGATATAAACCACGAACGCAACGGCGACGAAACCGAATATTACACCGGATTGATTGCTTCCCATGGGTGTCAGCGGTTCGCCTGAGAAGTCAGTTCAGATAACAGAGTGGCCCCACGTTTGCCGTGAAACCGGTCGGCGCCGTGATGGCGGGAAGCGTTCCGAACACGCCCGTTGCGCTGCCGGTGCGCGCGTTAACAAACGTGCTGGCCGCGATGGTACGGATGTTATCCGTTGTGCCGTTTGCCTGTACGGAAATCCAGTAATTCGATGGTCCCTGTAGGGCAATCGGTGAAGTCAGTGCGATAGTCTGGAACGCATTCGCGCCTGCCGTCGCGGTGCCCGAATTGAGCGTCTGTGCGATCTTCGTGCCCGCCGAATTGTAGAGTGTATAGATCACGCTGTTTGTACCAACCGTTCCACCGTTGAGACAGTTGATATTCGTAATCGTCATGTCGGCGCCGACGACAACGGCGCTGATGTAGGTCGTTCCGCTCACATAGGTTGTGGCGTTGCCGAGCGAGCCATAGGCGACGGAACCGAACGGAATGACTTCGGCGAACGCATACGAGCCCTGCCGTCCGAAGCTGATCGTCGGGTTGCTGAAATCGACGGTGCATGCAGGCTGTACGCCGCAGAACGGATTGACGAACGGGAAGCCCTGCGCCCATGCGTGGTCAACTGTGTCCTTGTTCGCCAGATATGAAGCGCCGAGAATGGCGAAAAACGCGACGACTGCCGCGCGCAAATACTTTCTCATAGTTCCGTTCTCCCGTTGTTGATTTGCGAGCGCTAAACGAGGCCCGTTTTCTGCGCGAGCATCGGCCATTTGGCGCCGACGAAATAGAAGATCAGCGCGAACGCGATAAGCCCAAGCGTGATGCGCGGCATGTGATTTGCTCCCTTTTATCGCGTTTCAGGCGGAACGAACAAGATCAGTAATGCGGAACAGAATGATATTCCACAAACCGATGATGACGATCAGAAGACCGATAAACAGGAACCATTCCGTTGCCGTCATATCAACGGAAAACGGATGCTGCCCCCACGCTTTGAAACGGTCCCACATATTTGCATTTCCAAAAGGGCGTTCATGCCCGTCTTAACGTAACAAAGCCAAAACAGAGCGGGCGCGGGGACCGTCCCCTGTGCTGAGTAAAATCCCCGCGCCCTATGCGGGCTGGCGCCACGCAACCTTATCAGTTCGCTTGCAGGCTCGAAGCGCCCGCGACGCTGTTGATGACGGCGAGCATTTCCCAACCGACAAGCACGTTGGCTGGCGCATTGACCAGCGACGGATTGATGACCAATTGCATGTTGCCATAGGCGGTCGTATTGATCGGCGACATGCGCGTTTCGACGCAATAGGCGCCCGCTGGCAAGTCGTCGCCGATAGTGTTGCGTGTTTTCAGGGAAATAGTGTACGGATCGACCTGCAACAGGAACACAAGGTTCGCTGCCTGAATTCCAATATAGTTGATGTCCGAACCGGCATTCTGCTGCCCGCCGTTGTCATAAAGCGCGGTCACGGAAAGAATGCTGCGGAAGTTCGGATACTGGATCGGGAAATCTTGTCCGACCGTCAATCCCTGCACACTGGTATTCTGCAAGAGATAGCCGGTGGCAAGATCGTAGTATGGCAAGATCGGCTGACCGTTGTTCGCGAACGGAAGTTGATCGAGATAGATTTGATGGCATTTCACGGTGACATTTGTCAGCGCTCCCACGGCGGCGGTTGACGACTGATAAACCGCCGATGTTGGGTCCGCGCCCGCCGCAACAAAGAAGTTCGGATTGATCGTGTATTGGACCTGCCACGTCGCGTTGACGACCGCCGAATAGATCGCGCCGCGCAAGTCAACATCGCTGTACGCCAGCGGCAATTCGAAGAACATGCGGAACGTCTTCGCCCCGGTGCCAGCGTTGACGACCTGCGAGCCGTTATTGACCTGCAAATTCGAACCAAACTGCACGGGGGCGTCATTGAGATATGACGCGCCATATGCCATCTGGCGGCGCAACGCGGCGAGCGTATACAGATGCCATCCGGTCGTGTTGATCCGGTTGTAGTTCGCAAGATCGGTAACGCTCACACTGGAGAATATATTCGCCAGTCCCCATTTCGTGAGATTTTGCGTTTCCGCGCCGCTTGCCGCGATTGTTCCCGTCACTTCGAGCAACAGTCGCTTGCACATACCGATATTGCGAAGCTGAATGTTTTGCGGCACACCGATGATCGGCGCCGCGATCACATTGGTATTCGTGATCTGATGCATTTCGCGCGCGGATTGCAGGATATAATTGCGCGCCGCGTCGTTCTGCGCCTGTGTGTATCCCTGCTGTTGCTGAGCCGCCATTGTGCAAATCTCCCGCTATGATGCGCCGCTATCCGGCAACAGATTTTTGTGAAACAAAAGCGCGAATGCCAGCCCAACAATGTAGACCATCAACAGCACAATTATCCAATTCCACGGATTGGCTAACAGTGCGAAATTAAGCGGCACGGAATTCATGAACTTACGGTCCCGTCGCTTACATTCGCGGTGCCGTTATAGTGACGGAATGCGCTCGCGATCAGCCCCACAAGCGCAACGCCCGCGAACGCCATCAGCGTCACGGTAATCCAGTTTTCCAGCGTCCATTGCAGATAGACTTTTTCGGCCATCGAAGTCCCCGCAAAACGCGCCTAGATCATAACATGACGCGGTTTCAAACGACTGTCTATTGTCTCGACAATCGCATCCGCGCCCGGCACAGGGGACAAGATGACATAGGGCCAAGGGTCGTCGGCCTTATGATGCTTGGGACTGTACCAGAACGAATGGAAGTCAGGCAAGCGCCTTTCCATCATTCCCGGCGGCGTGAATTCCGCGACGCGCTGCACGTCTTTTCTGTCGTTAAGACGAAAAACGGAGACGTAAGTCGCTTCCGTAAAAACGGAGCGTGAAACATCGACAGGTCGTTGCGACGTGGTAATGACGGTAATGCCGAGCGAGCGGCCTTGCGCGAGGACATTGCGTAACCACGCCTTATCCGGCACGAGATAGCCCTCGTCAATGTAAAGCCCCGCATTGCCTTTATTCCAAAGCCGCTCTAGCCAACGCTCGACTTCCTCTTGCTGATCCGGGCGCGGGCGCACCACGTACAAGCCCGGATCGTTCGGGAGGCGGTCGTTAACGTCTATCTCGCGAATGCGTTGCAGCTTCGCGAAAATTTCTTCGTGCTTATAATCTATAACAAATTGCGGCCGCAAATGAAAGGGCGAACGCGAAATAAGGTGCGCTCCAAGCGTGCTTTTTCCACTCCCGGTCGTGCCGAGAATTGCGGTATGGTAGCCTTCTTCGGGATAATTGAAGTTCATTTAGGAGGCGAACGGCACAACCGATCCGTCGAAATACGGACGCAAATCGACGCGGCGTCCGTCGCTCCACAGGACCGAACCATTCGGCGTAGCCGGATAGATCGTTGCCATTCCACCGTGCGCAATCGTGCCGTCGATGAATTGATGCTTTTCCTCTGAGCGGCGCCCGGCGACGGACGGCGGCGAATGATACAAATCGAAATCGCGCGCTGCCTGCGAAAAATCGCCCTTTAGAATATCGTAAGTCATGCGCGCGTGGGCAATCGCGCCCGTGTTGTAGTGGAACGACACAAGCGCGTCGAATTGATCTTGTGTCATTGTCATATTGTGAACGGCAAGCGAAACTTGTGTTGCGTAACGCTGCACGTCTTTTCGGAAAAGCGCGATCATGTCGTGAATGCTCATGGGCACCATGACCGTATAAGGATCAGGTTCGCCCGCCCATTTCGTATGCCCCGCGCCAATCGTCCAATTGCCGCCACCGTCGCGATAGCGCGATTGTACGAACGCCTCGCGCCCGATCAATTCCATCGCACCCTTATTGGAAAGTATCATTGTTTCGGCTCGCTTCTCTGGATTTGTGGAAGCTTTCTCACCTGATCGCCGAGCACTTTTACATCTTGGCGGATTTCATAGACAACGCTTTTAAGTGTCTCGAATTCTGCGGCCGAACGTCCCACCCCATTGCGCCGCCCGCGACGCCAACAATAACCATCGCAAGCACGGAAAGCTGCACGCCGCTTGCGGGGCCAATGACTGTTTTATGATCGTCCGGCATTCACAACCCCGTAGCGGTAAACGTTGCAACTCCCGTAATAAGAGCATTGATGAAAGCAAGCGTGTTCATCTTGGCAAGCTCGGCGGCGCCTGCGCATGATGTGAAAAGCGTCCCTTGTGGCGACAGATTGTCGATTACTTCCGCGAGGCTTTCGGCGTTGGTAAATAATGCCGGATCGGGACGCGCCATTAACGATCCGTCCGCGTTCTTGATTTGGCTTCCGTTAGTCATGGCGTTTGTCGCCATGATCGCGTCCCAACATTGCTTGCGGACTTTTGAGGCGGCGGTGTTGGCGTTTGCCGCCATTGCGGACGCATATTGCAAATCCGTTGCCGTCGCGGTTGTGATCTTTTGCCATAGCGTTTGCAAATCGGTGACGACCGCATTCGGCGCGGCCGCGGGTTTGTTGAGTTTCAGCGGATCGAACGGGAGTTGCACGCTGCGGGATTTTTGCACGCGCGGGGCGGTTTGTGCATAGGAGAAACCGGGCACGAAAACAAACACCGCGATAAGCAGCGCTGTAATGACCGACGACGATGCCGCGATGACTTTTGCGGCGGTATTTACATCGGTTGTTCCAGCGTCCTTATGCACAAATCCGCCCGCTTTCGTGACAGCGGCAAGTAGCTGTTGCTGCCCGCGTTTTTGCCACCATGACCACAAGCCCGTGAGAATGATAATCAGCGCGCCGACAACCGTATTCTGATCGGCATTGCCGATGATGCCGTCCTTTACCAGCATTCCACCAATCGACGCGGCGGCAAGCCGAAAGATCAATCCGGTAGCGGTGCCGGTATCCATTATATTGTGCTCCCTCTAGTGTTGCCTACGTCCGCCCACTAGCGGATGATCCGGCGAAAATTCGATGCTTCCCACACCGGGAATTTCGCCCGTGCGAAGTTCTTTCGACACAGGCTCGGTTTTCGCGGGCGGCGGCGCTGCTACGCCGTTCATTTCGGTTGCCGGAACGGGTTGCTGCGCGGGCGCCGGTTGTGTCGCGCGCTGTTGCGTTCCGCGCGCTTTGTTTTGGCTCGCAACGCGCATCCGGTACGCCATGATACGCGAACCGTAAATGATCGAGACTTGCGCGCCGAGTGTGGCGATTGCCGAATAACGATTATCCAGCGTCAAGGATGGATAATATTTCGCAACGTCCGCGTATGCTTTTGCAAGCTCGCGCGCTTCCTCATTTGACAGCGCGAATTCCTGTGCGCCCGTCACCAATTGCAGCGTCGAATGAATGCCAAGCAACAGTTTCTCGACACCGCTTATATCAATCGGTGACGCTTTGTTTCCGCTGCCGGGCGGCCGTCCACGGCGGGGCTTGAAGCCGGTTGAGACGGTTCCGGTATCACCGCTTGCGGGGGCGGTTCCGACGCTCTCTCCGTATCCGCCGGGGGCGTCTCCGGGTGCGACGATGGGGGGTCCGCTTCCGGTGTCGGGCGCGGCGGTTCCTGCGTTGTCGTTGTCGTCATCCTTTGCGTCAATTCCACCACTTGCTGGCGCGTCTGCGCCAACTCCGTCTGCAAGGCTTGAACGTCGCCCTCTAGGTCGTCCGCGCGGTCGTGCCATTCTGCCAGCCCTTCCTCAACTTCGCCGATACGTTCGGAGATTGTAGCATCATCGGGCGCCGCGTCCAAAGCCTCTTGCGCGATCCGGCGCGCTTCGGCGGCGTCCGTCGCCGCCTGTTGCGCAATCGCGTCCTGTTCGGCGATGGCCGTTTCAACCGCCGCGCCCGCCGCCTGTGCCGCGCCTGTCATGATGTCAACACCCGCACAAGCAAGGTTTTCAGCCGGGAAAATTCCTCGCGCACTTTGCGCAATTCCGTCG